GTGTATTGCTTTTCTCACGTCTTCTTCTTTTCCCTTTGATTGATGTCTACAGATATATTTTATAGCGTTCCCTTCTGCAAAAAGCAACTTGTTTTCGTTTATAAACTCTGCCGGCTGAATTTTCATATTTCGGTAGTGTTTCCCGCCTACCTGCTTATCTAATGAATCGTATGTAGCTTTTTTAAATATTTCTTTATTTGTCATAATTATCCTCCATAAAAAACTATGTCTTTAATGTGTTCGTACGTTAATGAACTCTGTGCATTTCTTAACAAAAAATTTAATCTTTCCATAATAATTTTTTTCTTTCTAATTTTTGACACTGTGGTTCTTCTTAATCTACCTTCTAATTCTGCTAAATCTTCTTTTTCCCAGTTAGGGATTGATAAAACTTTTTTATGTCTGTCAGATACTTTGTCATATAATAAATAACATGTTTCTGAATAAGTAGGTGTTAAAGACCCTATTAAAAGATTACATTCTCTGCACGCAGGTAATGTTTCTCCTTTTCTATAACTTCTTTTTTGTCCTGAGTTAGCTACTGACTCTTTGTAATGGTGTCTATCTTTACCTGGCTCACCACAATATATACAAGTTATAATATCAAAGTGTATGTCCATCATATTATATAAGCCCTATCAAAATTTTTAGGATCTAACACATGCAATTCACGTTTCGCTCTCGTCGCTCCGGTATAAAATAATCTATGTAACTCGTCTGGATCATAACTAAATGTTTCAAGAGCTGCATTGGTTAAGTCTTGCATTAGTAAAACTTTATCAGCTTCACCACCTTTGGCACCATGTATTGTTGACATTTTTATACGTGGGTTTTTATTTATCTGTTCACCATTAGCTCTCATATTTCTAATATAGTTTTCAGTAATAGGATCTAGTCCCTCAAATGCATCATACCAAACCTGATCAGTTATAAGTCCATGACTTTCTTTACATTCTTTTAATGTATACTTTGAGTCTGAGTGTAAAGTTTTACCTTTTGTAAAACCAGGTATAACATAGGACCCTAGATACTCGTATATATTTTTTATTTCTAATGTGTTAAGCATGCCACCTTTTCTCCACGCTTCCCAATTATGTAATGCTAATAATAATTTAAGAGGTATAGAGTTCATACCTTTGTATTGATAATACCAACCTCGAATCTGACATAGTTCTTTGACATCATCTAAAAAATAATTAGCTGAAGACAACACCAACCAATTACCTTCTGACATATCAACTTGAGTAACATCAGAGTATCTTTTTAAAATACCTACCTCTTCTCTTGGTTTGTATTCTTTATCAAATCTATTTTGTACTTTGTTTATTATATTTTGTGATAGCTCATGAATAGGTCCACCAGGTATACGATAAGATTGATCTAATACTTTTATATCATTCACTTCTTCTTTAAGTGCTATGAAATGATCTACATCTGCACCGGCCCATTTAAATATGGCCTGGTCATCATCACCGGCTATGTATGTTTTGTTTGCTCTAGACCAAATCTTTCTTACCATGTCCCATTGTAAAAGAGACAAGTCTTGCGCTTCATCTATAAATAAAACTTCAAACTTATTTATAGAATCTTTTAAAATAAACTCTTCAAGTAAATCAGTAAAATCTCTCAAACCTTTTTCTTTTTTAAACTTATTTAACTCTTCAGCTAGAAGATACAATGTATTCCGTTCTATGTCTAACATGTTTTGCCTAGAGTCATAATACTCAAGTAAATCCATACGTTTTACACGTGCCGTATTTATAATTGTTAAGTATTCATTATCAGAATTAAAAGTACCGTCTTCTGTAGAGTATTTAGCAGTCTTAATAGGTATGCCACATTTTTGCCCAAATTCCTTATAGTCTTCTGTTTTCATCATTTTTTCTTTAGTCATACCTAATTGATTAAATGCATATGAATGTAGAGTTCTAAAGAAAGGTAGATCGTTTTCTTTATCTAAACCAAATTTTTCTGCAGCTCTATCTGCTGCTTCTGTTGCTGCTTTTTTAGTAAATGAAAAGTAACCTATCTGTTTAGGCCTTATCCCATTTTGTATAAATTCGTCGACTAAGTTTAACAACGTTGTTGTTTTTCCTGTTCCTGGTGGACCTAGTATTATTGTCTTCATACTTTTTTAATTTCCTTTCTGCTATCTTTAGCTGTACTTGTGTTAGTTCTAACTCTTCCGTTAGTTCTTGTATTATTAATCTAAATCTTAAATGCCAGTTCTTACCTACATCTTTTGAAAATTTCATTAAAATACTTCTTCTTGATACTTAACTGTCGATACACTTGCATCTATTTTTTTCATAGTTTTAATTTTAATTACTCTTGGTTGTTGTTGCTTGACTCTAATTCTAGTTTCTTCAACAAAAATATCTTCTAATCTTTTTATTAAGTTACCTGTTTTTATTTTATCCATGTCCCAATTATTCTTTTTTAAGAATGCATAGAAGTCTTCCATTCTAAAATATGTAAATCCTTCTTCAGTGTATGGTAGTTTATTAAATATATCGTCTCTAGTTCTTGCTGACTGTCTATTAGTAGTCCAGTCTTGCAACAACCCTGTTAATTCATTGATAGGGTCCAAAGATTCCAATGGTTCTACTTCTTGTAGATTAGTCATCATTGGTTTTAAAAAATGTTGTTTCCAATCTTTTGGTTTAGGTACAGGCACTATTTTATTAGCTTGATCTAAACACGCTAATGCAAACATACCAGGATTGTAAAGTTGTTCTGATTTTAATTCTATTCTTTTTTTATCTACATCTAAAAACCATTGTGGTGGTGTTGAAGTATATTTTGTAAGACTACCTAGCATAGGCATTTCTTCTTCACCAAAACCTACACCAAATCTTTTAGTTCTACATAAACCTGACTGACATACAGAATTAATAGGTGCATCTTTACATCTATATTTGTCATAACCTTTTCTGTTAACTGATTTTATTAATTGTTGTACTTCACTATTACTTAATGGTGGGTCCATGAATTTCATGTTTGCTTTTACAATCTCATCTTCCCAAGTATCTGGTTTAGACTGTTTGTAATAAACCGCTATGTTAAATAAAGCATTGTTTCTAGATCCCTCACCAAAACCTATTGACGCTAGTTTATTTAAACACGGCGGTCCCAAGGGGAAAGCCTCTTCTCTTTTTTGCTCTGCAACTCGAATTCCTTCAACATCTCCTCTGGAGCAACTATACTTATCATACGTAATATAAAACTGCTCAAGTGTAAGAGCATCACCGTTATCATCAATCGCATATCTTAATCCTTTCGTGTTATTGTAGTAGGGTAAATTTAAAAAGTTACCTGTGTCCCCACGTTCCACAAGTATCTCTGTTTGTTTTGGAAAAATTTCAGAGCCTTCGTAACCTAATACGATAGCCATGTCTTTTAATTTTGATTGCATCAATGATGCAGGAATGTTTTCTTTGGTAAATAAAAATACGTGTGCACCGCCAGACTTACTACGGCAAACTACTAATGGGAGTTTATGATTCCTAATACTTTTAATGAGGCTAGTGTGATCAAAATTATATTCGTCAATATCAATACAGCCCCACCTGCAATCATTATTTTGTGTAATGGGAATGATACCCAAGGCTGCGCCTTTTCCTTCAAGGTGATTTTTCCAGAGTTCGTCGGTAACGTTTTGACGTACAATAAAAGCTTTTCCTTGTTGCTTTCCATTTTCGCCTCGCTCACCGGGTTGGTATTGTCCATAAGCAATGTCTAGTCCTAAAAATATTTTTTTAAATTTATTCATTATCATTTCTACTTTCTTTGTAAAGGGGGATCTCACAATCCCCCTCTTTTTTCATCTAGTACGGAGTACTGTCTGAAGTCGTCTCTTTCACATCTGCTTTTGTCTGCACGTTTCCTTTGGATACATTACCGGCAAAAGTCTTGTCGTTCTGTCCCATAATTCTGTCTTGCGTAACAACCCATCCATACCAAGAACCTTTATCGTTCTTTTGTAGTGTAGATGATAGGTTATACACAACTCCATGCATAGGTGGGATAGCAAATCCACCTTTACCATCAGGTATTTGTATGGTTTTCATCATAGAATTCCATTTTTTACTGACATTTAATTGAGTTGATTTCATTGTAATCAAAGCAGGAGTATAACCACCTGTTTTTGTCTCAATCATTACATAG